CAGTTGTAATTTGATTTGACATTTTTCAAATCTCCTTAGTTATGTTGGTTAATGTTAATCGATTTGATTGCCTCCAAAACTGGAGATCTCTTCTGTAAATTTTAAGACTTCACTTTGTCTTTTTTCTTAGCGGTCTTTTCAGGTTGTCGCTTAGAATTTTGTTTTACCCAATTATAATAGGTTTCAGCTTTATCTAATGGATCTGTAACTCGCACTATTTCTGGTGCAAATTCTACAGATAATCTCACACATTCAAGTCTGATCTCTTCATCATTTAAATGGTTATCTTTATCCATTGTGTAATAGTTCTCTTAGCTTAAAGACTTCTTGAACTGTTCTGTCATGATTAGGATGTTGTTTATCCCAAAATGGAGAACCTTCTTCTTGTAAAGATGTTATCTCTTTTTGAAGATCTTTAGCTGTCATATATGATGATGTATCTCCTTTAACAACTTCATCTTCAGATAACTTATCTGCAAGTTGTGAGAATGCTTTTACAACAGAAATATTATCTCCAAGTCTTGAACCATCTTGTAAGTAAGTATTTTCTAAAAACTCATTACCTAAAGTAGATGATGCTAATCTTTTAGCTTGATCTAATCTTTTTGCATATTGAGGACCAAACTCTCTTTTAAGTTCGTTCTCAGTATTTAATCTTGTTTCAGTAGCTTTTTCTTCTGCTTGAATAGAATTACCTTCTGCAAAATTATTATAGTATTTAATTAAGCTTTCAGCTTGTTGAGGTAATAAACCAAGTCTATGAGCTTCTACATTAAAAGATGCTACTAGATCTTTATCTAATTCTCCTTCCTTAAAACTATATTTATAATCTTCAGGTTTTTCAGGAGCGCCAAGTTTATTAAAAACTGCCTTCCAATCATCCTCCGTTGCAAATTTATTTGGTACTGGAATTTTATCTGCACCTACTATCTTTTGCGCTGATAGATATGATTTAACAAAGTCGCCCATATCTTTAAAATTTTCTAAAGATTTTTCTGCTCTGTATTCATCAGGAATTAAATCCTGAAAATTTGTTTGTGTTGTCTGCTCTCCAGATAATACTGAAGTTTGCGATTGATCCGTTGTAGTATTAGCTATCGGATCAGATTGAACTTGTTGTTCAGTTGTCTGATTGTCCATTAAGTTACTCCTTATGAGGTTTAATCATCGCTTTTAGAAAAATCAAAATTGATCTTTGACCTTCAAGAAAAGCAGTTTCGGTACTACTATCTTTTGAAAATGTAGTAACAAACTCATGACATCTTTTTTCGAGGTCATTCAAAACTCTTTGACCTTCTTCAGTATCGAAGATGATCTTGTAATCTTTTTTTAATTCTAATAATTTTTTATTCTGTTGGTCCATTTAGAACTTCTTTAGCTAATGGTGCAGCATTCTTAGCCATTTCACTTTCAGCTAATTGTTGTTGCATCTGCATTTGTTGTTGTTGCGCTTCTTGTCGTTCCATTCTTATTGTTTGAACTTCTTTATCACTCTTAATCATTCTTGCTGGTAAACCTAATGTTTGAACTAATTGTTTAACTAAACCATTTTCATCGATGTAATCCATGACTGGCATTGTTTGAGCAAGAGAACCAAACAGTTCTAAACCTCTCATAACATTTTGTAGCTCTTGTCCTTTTTGAGCTAGAGCCATTGGAGATACATACTCAATATCAATCTCTTGATTAGCAAGGATAGCTGGAGCTTCTACAAATAATCGGTTTCTAAGCATTATTAAAAATACTCTATTAATCATTGGCTCAAGTAATTCACTTTGTATTCTTCCCATTACTGGACCAAGTATTCTCATCTTCTCTTCATTTCTTTGTAAAACTTCTGTTGCAGTCATTGTTCTATTGGATTGAATTTGCAACTGATCTACATGAAACATTCTAGCTATAGCTTCTCTTCTTGCATTCTCTGCATTCAAAGTAGCTGATGTGTTCTGGCCAATGTTTAATGGTTCAATACGATCTCTTGAGCCGCTCCTATAATAATTTAGACTTCCAGGTGTCATTCTAATTGGAGCTAACATACTATCATCTGGAACTAGCAAAGGAGGATCAATTTGTTTTGCTGCAGCTTTTAATCCATGTTCAACCATCTTGTTTAAAACTTTAACGTCAGGCAAAGCATTCATCGAAGGAGATCTTCCATAAATTTCTGTTGATGATTTTAAATATCTTGAAACAACATAAGGATTTTCATTAAATCCACCTACTGAAATTATATGATCTGTTCCATGTTCAAAGTAAATACTCTGAAACTTCATATTTTTTTTATCTTGTTTAGATCCATCGTAACTAAATCTAGGTCTAACAATGTGACAAATCTCTACTTCATCATAAGGATTAGATTTATGAGTATTGTTTATTTCTTTAGATAAATTTTCTGCACCAAATTTTTGGATAGCTTGATCTACAGTAAGTTTAAATTTTCTATAAACATTATCAATTAAACCTTTTTTATTTTCTTCAACATAAATTTCTTTAATGTGTCTAGCTGAAAACCGAATTATGTCATCTTCATCTTCTTCAACCATTAAGCAAGAAGTTCCAAAGGCAATCAAATCATGGTAATTTTCAAAAATTTCCTGTTGAAAGTTTGATCTAGCAAAAGCTAAATACATCTTATCAATACTATCTTCTAGCCATTCTCTAGCTTCATCACTCTCATTTAATACTGCTTCTTTATATCTTAAAGAAAACCATCTATTCGCAGATGATGTAAGCATTCCATGTAGTGAAGCTGCTAGTAATTCTAAAGAGTGTATTCCAGTAGCATCAAAGATTTGAGTAGATCTTTTATCTCCTCTAGCTCTTTCCTTAGTAATCTCTGCTTTTCTAGGTAGCATAAGATCTGCTATTTCTTGCCAATGGCTTTCCCAAGTAGATCTTTTCTCCATCAATCGTGATAGATTATTCTTTAACTCTGAAGCTAGTTTTCTAAGTTCTTGTGATTGCATTATCTATTTTTCTTCTTTTTTAAAACTTTTTGTACTCTGTTAATTTTCTTAAAAAGAATAATTTGTCCTTGTTGAATTTGTAAAATTTCAGTTCTCATTTTAGTTGTTTCATTTAAGTTCCACCCAATTAATCCTATTGCGGCAGCTAATGCTAAACCGACAATTTTATCTTTTAGATCCACTACTTTTTCTTTTTTCTTTTAGCTTTATTCTTTTTGCTATTTGGAAAACCAGCTTTCATATTCTTGTAAGCTTTAGATGATATAGTTGATTTCTTTTTTGATCTGGAAGTTCCAGCTTTTTTTCTTTTATTTATATTTCTGTATAAACTCATAATTAAGCTCCTAATAAAGTTTTTTTGCCTAGTGTTGCTTTTGATGTGTCTCCAGTAACTGAAGTTAAAACGGTCTTTTTTCTGCCTTTTCTTTTATTTTTTAATGCTATTTCTTCTGCAGTAAGATTTTCTTCATCTCCATAAAGAGGTGTTGTGTTTTCTTCTCCAGCTCCTCCTTCACCAGGAAAAATTCCTACTTGTGGTGGAGTTTGTTTATTTTTATCAGCATCTCTATCTTCACCGCCTCCATCATTGCCTCCGACATTACGTAGTCCTTTTGTGTAACCTTTAGCATCTAATTGAGATTTAAAATCTTTAGATAAAATTTGTTCTGTACTTAAACCTTGAATATTAACTCCTACTTTATTAGCAAACTTCATTCTTCTGTTTAAATTCATTTTATCGCTAACATTTTTAACAGTTTGTATTCCTGGATGATTATCTCCAATTCTTTCAAAAATACTTTTTTTAACTGTGTAACCAAATTTATCTTTTTTAAATTTTGATTTTCTTGCTTGTTCTTTTTTTAATTGATCTGCGTAAGTATCAACTTTTCTTTCGTCTGATTTATCTGATCCGCCTGATCCAGCTGGTCCACCCATATTAACCTCCTAATAAAGTTTTTTGATCAATGTTTTCATCTTCAATTTCTGATAAGCCAGTTCCAGTTAAGATAGTTGATCTTCTACCTTTTCTGTTTAATTGCCTTCTTCTTAATTTTTCAGCCTCTTCTTTTTCTCTAGCTTCATCTTCTGCAGATGGAACATCATCGGTACTTGGCATTTCCAATGGTGGTGGAGCTGGCATTTTTGGTGGTTTTAGAAATCCCATAGTTATATTACCTCGTAATTGCTTTCAGCTTTTTGCTGTAAGCTTTTGTTGTTGTATATTTTTGTTTCTTCCATTCCAGTCGCTAAACATCTAAGCGCATCGCAAGGATGGCTTGAAAAATCATGAACTGGTTTTGATTTAAAAGTTCGATCCTTATCACTATATTTTCTGTGATAATGTCTAAGAGCAATAAGCAGTTGCTTACAGTTGTCACTATCGATCTTACATCTGGGTAAAATCATTTTTACTGCATGAATACCATCTTCTAAAAGTATTCGAGCTGCAGTCCTAAATTTTATTCCAAGCTGATAAAAAACTTCTCTTCTAGTTTTACCAGTAGAGAACTCAGTTTGATCCAGGTCATGCGGTGCATAATGTGTTTCGTAAACATAATCCTTTTCTTTTAGGACCTGGACATAATGCGGTAGAGCTTGGTTATTGTTCTCGTAATAGTCTATCAAATGGATTGAGTGGTTAATCTTTTGAAAGAAAATTATTGATGTACTATCGTTAAAACCGAGATCTATTGCAGTTGATACTGGATAAGCTGGATCATAAGGAACAGATCCTATTTGACCATTATCGTCTAGTTCTTGAATAATATCACCATAAATAGAGCCACTAATATTACCAATAAAAGAACACTCAAATTCCTGGTCGTATTTAGCTTTGCCCATGACGGACAGAGCTGCATCCAATTCTTCTTGATCGACAATTTTTGTTTGAGAAGCTTTAGCTTTATATAGAAACCATTTATCATCCGCTTGAGCTTTATTATAGTAGTCATAAAATATATTATTCATTCCTTTTGGTGTTCCACACATAACCATAAAACCTTTACGGTCTGATAATGCTGGTGTTACAACTTCATCTATTAGAGAAGGATTAATTTGAGCTGCCTCATCTATGATGCAACCGTCTAAGTATATACCTCTAATGCTATCTGGATTTTCAGATGACAGTAAAGAAATCCTAGCACCATTTATAAAATCACAACGCAATTCACTTTCGTTGTATTTAGTACCAGGAATACTTTTTGTGTAATACTTCAGAAAATCAAATGCGATGCTTTTTGCCTGTTTGTAAGTTGGAGCAATGTAAGCGTATCTCGGATTGTGATTTTGATTTGTCATAGCCGCCTTAATAAGATGGTTAAGACAAAGTGTGGTCTTGCCACAACGTCTGTGCAAACACAAAAGTGAATATCTATGTTTATCTAATTCTTGATGTATATAAGCCTGAACATTTCTTGGCTTATACGGAATTTGGATTTTCATTAAAATATAGCAGCACCTAATATAAATCCGATTGCGAAAGTGATTAGCAAAGGATGATCAATGCAAAGCATTTCAATTTTAAATCTTAAATTATTAATAAAGTTAATCATCTTAGTGGACCGTTGGTGGATTTTCTCCAAAGTTAGATCTCATGTGTATTCTGTTAAAAACAAATTCGCAGAAATCTTCTATGTCTTGTTCGGTTTCAAAACCTGAAAAGTTTATTATCAAGTCATTGTCATAAGCCTTAAAGCTTATTGCGGTTACATTGCGAAACTTATCTTTGATATATTTAGTCATCTGTTTGTCTGTGTGTTTTTTCTATCGGTAATTTATGTATAAGAGAGCGCGCCACATTTTTGGGGTATCGGTCCGTAGAAAAAAACAAGTTTACTTCTGTCAGGTAAATCACTTTTGCATGTCAGCCTAACGCTCTAGCCAGGAAACATAACATTTATTTTACAAAATGTGCTGATATGGTGCTAACAATCCTATATCTCTACAATGTACTTGCAATTTAGAATCATTCGAACCTCATGTCGTGTGCGAGAACTATGTTTGTGTCCTAGCTACCCAACTCTGAAACATTCTTCATATCATCTT